TCTCTCCTCAAATAGAAAAGCCGTAGTCGGCTTGTGACCAACTACGGCTCGGAGTTTGTGTTAACTCACGATTTGTTAATCGTGAGCGAGTACTGCGAACGCGGCAGGCTGGATCAGCTTGCCATCAGCACGCTGGTAGGCTTGGAAGCCGACCTGGTGGTTGGGCATGTACAGTTCGTTGTAACGAACCACACTCACGCCGCCCACTGTGCGGATGATGTACTTGCTGAAATCACCGAAGATCACCGACTGGACTTTGGTGTCCGGGCTGGCGGTCGCCGGTAGGCTCGGCATGTCGTAGTTCACGACGTACTTCTTGCCGTAGATGGTGTCGGGCTGTGCCTGGGTCAGCGAGCTGATCCACAGGGGACGACCGAAGCCATCCTTCAGTTTCTTCAACAGGCTCAGCGTGTTGTCGCTGAACATGTAGACACCGTTCTGACGGTATGCAGCGTTGACGGCCATCTGGACGTTGTCGAGGTCATCGATGCCGATGGAGTTCAGAGCCGTTTGACCGGACTGAGAATCACCGACTGCGGTGACGTCGTTGTCGCTGCCCAGTTCGTGCAGGATGCCGTTCGGTTTGCCCGAACCATCGCCGCTGGTGTATGCGAGGTTAGCCGCACGGCCCAAGCGGATGGCGAAGGCATCCTTCAGTTCGCTCTCGACGTCGAAAGCCGAGTCATTGAGCAGCTGGACGCTGATCAAAACCTGCTTCGAAGACAAGAGGTTGGAACCGAGTTGCTTCTGCCCGAAGGTGGGGTTGAGCTGGCTGACGGGAGCCGCTTCTGCGAGCCACTCACCAGAGTTGGTGGTGTCGTCCATCGTCGGCCAGTTGATCGTGTTACCGATCGCGGTCGGAACGATGCGGCAAACACCGAGCATGCCGCCGAAAGCCTTCAGCTTGACTTCGAGTTCGCGCTGAAAGCCGATTGGTACGGTGTACCCGGCTGCGTCGCCAGTGAGGCCAGTGTCGAGACCAGCGTAGGTGCGGAGTTCAGGATTCTGCTCCACAGCCGCTTGGCCGCGACGGATGTATGTATCGAATGCCTTCTTGCGAAGTTCCTCTTCCTTCGCGGAGTTGTCAGCGCGGTTTTCACCGACCTGACCAGCCGGAGGAGGATTGTGCTTGCGCATTTCGGCGGAGAGAGCGTCAGACTTCTCGATGGACTCGATCTGAACGCGAAGAGCTTCCTGCTCTTTGTCCAGCGTGTTCCAACGAGTCTGCTGCTCTTCAGCGAACGCCGTCTTCACAGTGAGATCGTGCATCTCCTGGATCTTGGCATCGCGCTGCTTACGGAGTTCAAGTGCTTTGGACATTGATTTGCCTTGGGCTTGCGCCCATCCGTCCATCGCCGATGGTGGACTGCGCCAGCTTCTGGCCCAAACTCTTTGTCACTCGTAGCGACAGCCGCATCCGGCAGAGTCAAGCCAGCCTGTTAGTAGAGGTCGGAAGTTAGAAAATTTGTGGGGAGGTATTCCGGGGAGGGAGATGGACCATGCCTAGCCCACCCTGCTGACACAGGGACTCCCCGGAAAATTTCTCGGGAAGCGACTCGCGACTGGCCCAGCACGTGCCTAAAGGTTGGTGCTGATTCGTCAGTGGTCGCTTCCCTGACAATCAATACCGCTAGGACAATTGCAACATGCGCATCTTGGCTTTTGCCAAGGCCAGCGCGTTCTCGTTCGCTTGTGGTGCGGACTTCTTCTCTTCATCCGCGACGTGAATGCCGTGCGCCTCGCACAAGTTCACCAGTTTTGCGTGGGCCGTCTTCTTGACCTCTTCGGACTCGAACTCGGTCTGGTTGAACCGGGCGAGAGCATCGCGGAGGTGCGTCAGCGTCTTGCCCTCGGACTTGAAGTGCCAAGGGAGATGCCACGTGGAAGTATCCGAAGGATCGGACGCGACGATGAAATCGTGCGGACCGAGATCCTCACCATCGACCTTCTTGGTCTTGGCTTCGGTGCGGTCTTCCAACTGAGCCTCGGGTTTGCCCTCGGGGAACATGAAAGCCGCCCGCGCCTGTACGGAAGTCGCCGGGTATGCAGGATAGGTCACAGCCGAGACGTCGAAGAGGTCGCAGTCCGTGATGACGCGACGCGAGCCGCGCCATGCTGAGACTTCCTTACCCTTCTCGTCATACCACTGCTCGCCGCGAACCATGAAGCCGAAGGAGCACTGGTCGATGTCACCACGCTCCAGGGAGGTCATCAGGTCGCGGGCCGTCTGCGTATCCGGCATCAGGCACTCGAAGTTGAGACCGTCCTCGTCTTGCTTGAGCGTCAACGTACCGCTCTTGGTGCGACCAAGGATGTGGTTCGGGTCGTGGTTGAAGAGAGCACGGACGTCCTGCTTATCGTTGAGTGCGCGTGTGAATGCGCCGGGTGCGATCTGTTCTTTGAAACCTCCCAGGTCCTCGCTGTCGGAGTTGAACACGGCAGCATAGCCGACCATCTTGGAAGGCTCCTTACCCGCGCCACGCTCCGAGCGAATCTGCGCAGCGAACAACCTGCGTTCTAGTTTCATTGTCATGGACTTGCCCTCCTTGACCACGCCGTTTGCTTCCTTGAATGCCAGAGTCTCGGCATCCTTGTCGGACTTGCCATCCGCCTTCGCCTTCTTGTAGACAGAGTTGAAGACCTCCACTGCGCCTTCTTGTCGTCGGGCACGTGGGCCGGAGCGTCACTTGGTTTGTCGTATGGCATTCTCTTATTCCTTCACGGCTGATTGGATTGCTGTCACCGCACGCTGTAGCTCAGCCTGCGATTGCTCATCCGCTTTATCCGCCGTCCAATCGCCAGCCCGTTTCTGCATTCCGCCGATGTAATCGGCAACGAAAGATGTCAGATTGGCTGGTAACTCATTCCCTGACCTGAAGTCGGGATTAGTCTCCATGCAAAAGTAATCCGCAATTCCGAACAGCGAAGGACCGAAAGCCTGGTTGAACACCTTGGTATCAGGGGACTTTCGCGTCAAAATGCGCCCGAAAGCATCCCTAAACACCCGCGAATACAACTGAATCGCCTTGGTCTCGCTTGGCTGGACGTTTCCTTGACCTGGCTGAGCCGCGCCCGGTGCGGGTTTCGCTGGTGGTTCGCCCGCGTTATCCGCGTCCGAGTACACCATGTTGACTGGCATCATCGTCCGGTTGGCGTTCGGCTCGGTGCTCGGGTTGATGCCAAGCAGAGCCTTGCCGTCGTTCTCGGAGTAGATGCCCCACTGACGGCCCGTCGCGATGGCCTTCAACATCGTCTCGAAGTCGCCGCGCTCCATCTCGCGTGTATCGAACTTGATCCGGTAAGTGCCCGCCGTGCGCCCGGTTGTCGGGAGCAGAGTCATGTTGAAAGTCGATTCCCAACGACGCATCCAAGGCTTCAAGGTGAAGTTCAAGAAGGCCAACTGCTGTTGTTCAATCGTGGCCTTGGTGTCTTCCTTGTCGCCAAGCATGTGAGAGGGGACGCCGAACATCGCGCCAATCTCGTTGCGCTGAAAGCCGCGTGTGAGCAGGAACTGGGACTCTTCCGGCGAGATGGAAATGCTCTGCCATTTCAAGCCACCGTCCAGGACGGCGAACTTGTGTGCTTGCGAACCTGTGTGGCCTGCTCTCCAGGATTCCTCGAGCTTCTTGCGCGACTCCGGCTTGAGCAGTTTGTCGGTCGTCATCACGCCGCTCGGTGTACCGTTGTTGGCGAAGAGTCGAGCACCGAACGCTCGTGCGCCGATGTCCAGGCCGATAACCTCGCGCATTAGCGTCTTGATAGGATTCAGGCCGATAAGACCGTCAAGGCTGAGTCCCCGCAGGTGGATCATGTTGTCCGCGAGGATGATGCGCTCGCGTCCGTTCTCCATTCCGTCGGTCGTCTTGAAGATCAGAGTGCCGGGTGGGATCGCCTCGCCCTCGATGACCATGTCCTTCTCGGTACGGTACGGCCAGGTGCGGAACGGGCTGCGCTGGTACAGGGCCGCGAGCCGCCCGCCCTTGTCGTAGGCTTTCTCGATGAATGCGTTGCCCGCGATCAGGAGGTGGGTCTGGATGGTCTCCTTGAACATGAAGGCATCGGTCTCAGGATTCGGGCAATCGTTGAGGAGATACTCGAGGGAATGGTCATGCGCGATCTTCTGGGAACCTTGTTCTAAGTCAACCGCATAGATGTGGATGGGCATACTCGCGATGCCGCCCGCGATAATGCGGATACAAGCAGCGACGGCTGCCGATTGCATCGCGGACATTTCATTGACGGTGACGCCTGCTTCGGAAGGAGCTGATCCCCAGAACCCTAGAAAGTTATCGGGAAAACTGAAGCTAGTGACGAAGTCACGGATCTCTTTAAGCATGTGTTAACCCTAACTCCGACGTGGAAAATAGGCCGCAGCCAAGCAGATAACTCCCGCTACAATCGCGCCCATACTGGGTCCGAACTTGAAAGCTGCGCCTGCGGTCACGAGGACTGCGCCTGTAAAAGCAAACGAAAATTGGATACTTCTGTGTGTCTCTTGGCTCATTGCCGCCTACCTTGAGTTTGAAAAGTCGTAAATCACATGAAGCTGATACTCGCGTCGCCCTCTTCTGCGTATGCGGTCCAGCGATAGAGTGCCATCAGGAGTGCGATGACCGGGTCAATCTTGGACTTGATGTTCCCCTTGTTCGGGTAGATATTCCCCTTGCGGTCCCGGTGGCAGACCACATTGCTGACTGCCCAGGAGAGGATAGGGTTGCCGTCGTGGTGGAACCTGCGGTCGCGGACCAGAGCTTCGAGTTCTTTCATCGCGGTGCTGAAGGGCATCACGTCAGGCGTCTGCTCGACGATAGCGTCCTCACCGAACCGCTGCTGTAAGGGGACGCC